GTAAATCAGCAGTAGCAATTGATAAAGAAATTATCGCAGCAGCTACATTAATTCAAATTTTAAATATTATATAATGGCTAACATTTTAGGAGCAGGTGGGCAACCAATCGGAGGACAAGAAGAAAAACCAATACCTTTAGAAAAAACCGAAGCAATCGGATGTAAAAAATGCGGTGGTGAGATTTTCGTACAAGGTTTTGGATTTCGTAAGATTTCAAAGTTATTAACTGGCAAACCAAAGGATGAAGTTCTACCAGTAGAGTTATTCTTATGTGGTGATTGCGGTGAAGTTCTTAATGATTTATTACCTCCGGGTTTAAAAGTAGAAGAAGAAGCATAATATGGCTAAAACATTATTCGACCATCTAAACGCAATTTGTGATAAGAAAGACCCAAAGTATTGGGACACTTTGGAAGAAAGTGAAAAGAAAACTTGGAGTAACTATATGATACTCCGTTTTCTTTCTATGAAACCTGAGTGGATAGAATTAATCGCAGATATACAACCTTACATTCAGGAGGCACCTCCTAAAGCAATGTATCTTTGTCTAATTGGATTGATTCCAAAGACAAGAGCATTTCTAAAATATATGAAGCCCGCATCATCTGAAAAGTATGAAGATTGGATTGTAGAATTGGTAGCAAGGCAGTACGAAGTATCCAAATCAGAAGCAGAGGATTATCTTAAAATTCTCTATGAAACTACCAGCGGTAAGATGCATATTAAGGAAATTGCAGAGAATTATGGTACTGACCCTAAACAAATTACTAAGTTAAAACTAAAAGTTTAATTTGGTAAACTCGGGTATTTTTCGTATCTTTATACAATAAAACAACATAATGGCTAAGGTATCATTTTCACAATATAGTATGTGGAGTTCATGTCCACATCAATACAAATTAAATTACATAGATAAGTTAGGTGAAAGTTCATCTAATATCCATACAATCTTTGGAACTGCTATGCACGAAACTATCCAACATTACCTTTCGGTTATGTATGGTGTTTCTAAAAAGCAAGCAGATGAAATCAACAAAGATAAACTCTTATTGGAAAAAATGAGAGAAGCTTATAAAAGTGAAGCTGATAAAATGAGCGAAGGAACTCCTTGTAGTCAAATTCAATTAGAAGAATTTTATGGTGATGGTAGACGTATTCTACAATGGTTGGATAAGCATATGCACAAATTCTACTCAAAGAGTGGATTTGAATTAGTGGGTATTGAGATTCCATTAAACGCAACCATTAAAGAGGGTGTACACTTTATTGGATTTATTGATATTGTTATTAGAGATTTGGCATCAAACGAAATCATTATTATAGATTTAAAGACATCCACTATGGGATGGAATCAGTATCAAAAAGCTGATAAGATGAAGAACTCACAAATACTATTATACAAAAAGTATTATTCAGAGTTATTTAATATTCCATTACAAAAGATTAAAGTGGAGTATCAGATACTTCGTAGAAAATTACCTGAAGATTCTGCATTTCCAGTACCACACGTATCAAAGCATATTCCAGCACATGGTTCTCCATCTGTTAAGAAGGTATATGATGAGTTTATGGAATTTATTAATACTGTATTTGATGATGGTGGTGGATTTAAAGATATCGAATTCCCTAAAGTACCAGGTGCAGCAAAAAAGAATTGTAAGTTTTGTGAGTTTGGGAATAGGGGAATATGTGATAAAAAGGCTACAAAATAAAAATTTATGTTTTTTTGAAAACTTTATATTTATATATACAAATATATTTATAATGAATCAAGACAACACAAAACTAACAACTGTGAAAATACTGAAAGATGTATATTCATCATTCAAAAAGGTTTCTTTCGATTCTGATGTAACACTTCAAAAGCTGGTAAATAGAACAGTGGAAAGATATGTTAAGGATGATGAGTTTAGAAAAGAAATGAATGAGTACCTACAACTACAAATTTCAGGTTCACAATTTTAACAACACAAATAAGTTATGGCAAAAAAGAAGATTCTGTTACTTTCAGATGACTTAAGAATGGCAAGTGGTATAGCCACAATGTCAAAAGAATTAGTACTAGGTACAGTACACAAATACGATTGGTTTCAAGTAGGTGCAGCAATTAATCACCCTGAAGCTGGTAAGGTTTTAGATGTAAGTGAGGATATCCAAAAGAATTATGGAATAGCTGATGCTAGTGTAAAGATTTTACCTTGGAATGGTTATGGTAACGCGGATTTGATTAGACAATTAATCAATACGGAACAACCTGATGCTATCTTACACTTTACTGACCCTCGTTATTGGACATGGTTGTATGATATCGAACATGAAATCAGACAAAACGTTCCAATTCTATTTTACGCAATATGGGATGATTTGCCAGACCCATTATACAATCGTAACTACTATGAGAGTTGTGATTGGATTGGATGTATCTCTCGCCAAACGTATGGTATTATTAAAAGATTATCAGCGCTAGATACTAAACCAACTTGGAAACCTAAGAAGGATTGGCAAGTTAGTTATGTACCGCATGGTATTAATACAAACATTTATAAACCTGCAGATGTACCGGCTGAATTCCGTAAAGAAATTTTAGGTGGTAAAGATTATGACTTTGTATTATATTGGAGTAATCGTAACATCAGAAGAAAACAACCAGCGGATGTTATCGTATCATTTAAAAAGTTTTGCGATAAGATTGGTAAAGAAAAAGCAGAAAAGGTTTGTTTAGTAATGCACACACAACCTGTTGATGAGAATGGTACTGATTTATATGCAGTAATTGAAACGATGGCACCTGAATGTAATATCATATTTTCAGAAAAGAGAAGACCTCAAGAAGAATTGAATCTTATCTACAATATGGTAGATGCCACAATCAACATTGCTAACAACGAAGGATTTGGATTAGCAACTGCAGAATCGGTAATGGCTGGAACTCCAATCATTGTAAACGTAACTGGTGGATTGCAAGACCAATGTGGATTTGAAGTTGATGGTAAGATGCTAACTGCAGAAGATTACATTAAGATTGGTTCACTTCACCAATGGAGAGAGTGGGAAGGAAAAGCTAAACCTGGTCCTTGGGCATTGCCTGTATGGAGTAGAGCATTAGCATTAGCAGGTTCAGTTCCTACACCTTATATTTGGGATGATAGAGTTGATATAGAGGATGTTGCTGAAGCAATTGAGAAAATGTACAACACACCAAAAGAAGTTCGTAAAGCAAACGCATTGGTGGGTAGAGAAGCATTTATCGGAGAGATGGGATTAACACATACAAATATGTGTGAGCAATTAGAAAACGGAATCGAATCAGTTTTTGAAAATTGGAAACCAAGAGAAAGATTCGAAGTATTTAAAATTAAATAAGTTATATAAATGAAACCAACATTAGTATTTCAAGGACCTATATTCACTCGTAGTGGTTACGGTGACCATTGCAGAGATTTAATGAAATCCCTACGCAAGATGGATAAGTATGATATTAAAATTATACCTTTGAGATGGGGTAACACTCCACAAAACCAAGTAGATGGTACAACTGAATTCGGAAGATGGATGTTGGAAAGAGTAATTGGGGCAATAGAGCAGAAGCCCGATGTATTTGTACAGGTTTCAGTAGCAAATGAATTTGATTCAAAAGGATATTATAATATTGGTGTAACTGCCGGAGTTGAAACAACATTTTGTCCTAAAGATTTTATAGACGGGTGTAATAAAATGGATTTAATATTAGTTCCATCTTATTTTACAAAACAAAACATAGGAGGGACTGTATATCAACAAAAAGACCAAGCAACTGGACAGATTGTAGGTGAAATAAAAGTAACAAAACCAATTGAAGTTCTTTTCGAAGGAGTTGATACTGATATATTTTCTAAAGGAAGTGGTAAGGATGTATTGGCAAATGTAAAAGAAGATTTTAATTTTTTAGTTGTTGGTCATTGGTTAAAAGGTGAACTAGGGCAAGATAGAAAAGATATAGGAATGATTATTAAAACATTTGCAACCGTATTCCAATATCTACCAAAAGATAAAAGACCTGGTATTATTCTTAAAACATCACACGCTGGATTTAGTGTTATAGATAGAGAAGCAACTAGAGAAAAAATTGATGGAGTATTAAAAACATTTGGAGATAAATGTCCATCTGTATATTTGTTGCATGGTGATATGGAAGAAAGTGATATGAGTAATTTATACCACCATCCAAAAGTTAAGGCAATGATTTCATTTGCTAAAGGTGAGGGATATGGTAGACCTATGGCTGAGTTTACTTTGACTGGTAAACCAATTATAGCTAGTGGTTGGAGTGGGCATATGGATTTTTTACCAAAAGATAACGCAGTTTTATTGGAGGGTTCATTAACAAATGTACATGAATCAGCAGCTGACCAGTTTTGTATGAAAGAAGCACAGTGGTTTACTGTAAATTACAGCAATGCGGCAAATAAGATTTATGATGTTTATAACAAATATGATATTTATAAGAAGCAATCAGAAGGTTTAAGAGATAATACTCTTAAGAATTTCACTTTAGATAGTATGCATGATTTATTTTCAAAAATTATGGATGGGTATGTTAAAGCACAACCTAAATTAGTTCCGTTTAATGTTCCGAAGTTGAATACATCAAAAATGCAACTCCCAAAATTAAATAAAGTATAAAATGCCATACACACTTCAATATAATAAATTAGTTGAAAGAGAGGAAGCTATTTCAAAAACAAACATATTACCAAGAAATTTGTACAGAATATCCACTTATAAATACGCTGATGGTGTTCGTAAGAATTTAGGAGGTATGGATTCTGCTATTGTGTTTGTTTTTGGAAAAACACAAGATACATTATTTTGTATTAAGGCTAATGATGTAAGGCCTGAGAAATTCTTTGCTTGGCTGAAAACTTTAAAATTAAATAAACCAATTGATTTAGATAATATCAAAACATTAGATGAAGCATTGGTTCTTTCCGATAAAGAAGGTAAAGGAATATACAATAGCCACATAAAGGGTAAGGAAATTTACAATGTAAAACCATGTCCTTACAGAACCTATACCATTAAGGGTATTGGTAATATTAAGCAAATTTTTATACAAAAATCGGTAATAAAAGAACATTTATCACAATCTTAATTTATTTTACTATTTAATTATATTTACTTGTGTAACAAATACAATTATACAAGGAAAATATAAATCATGGCATTAGTAAAAAGACTTACAAAAGGAGCTCCTCTTACGGCAGCGGAGATGGATGCTAACTTAGATTACTTACAATCTCAAATACAAGTAGGTACTTCTGGAACATCTGGTAAAGATGGCACTCAAGGAATTTCTGGTACGGCTGGTTCGTCTGGAACATCTGGCAAAGATGGTACACAGGGAATTAGCGGAAGTGCTGGCTCGTCTGGTATATCAGGTTCATCAGGAACTTCTGGTGTTACTGGAACTGCTGGTAGTTCTGGTTCTTCGGGAAGTTCTGGAGTTAGCGGTTCTTCGGGAACATCTGGTAAAGATGGTAGTAGCGGTTCTTCGGGAACATCTGGTAAAGATGGTTCAGTTGGTACTAGTGGTACATCGGGTAAAGATGGCAGTAGTGGTACTAGCGGATTGAATGGTGATAAGTTTGCATCAACTGCAACATCAACTACACTAGCTATTGCTAGTAGTGGTACTCTAAATTTCACAATAGGAACTGGTTTACAGTGGTCTGTGGGTCAACAAATGTTGATATCATATGATGTAAGTAATGTAATGCAGGCAATTGTTGTATCTTATAATAGTGGTACTGGTGCGGTAGTTGCAACGGCAAATTCAATTATAGCAGGTAGTGGTTCTTATACTGGAACTTGGTATATAAATACTGTTGGTGCAACTGGACAAGCTGGTTCATCTGGGTCATCTGGTAGTAGTGGAACATCGGGTGTAAATGGTAGTAGTGG